AAATCGCATTGCTGGTGCTATTACTGCTCCAATTCAAGCGGTGCGGCAAGACATCCCACTGGGTCAGGCTTATGAGCAGACCCGCGACTTATTCCGAGGTGCGGCTGAGTCTTTCCAAGAAGAGCGACCATTTACGGCTGGCGGTATGCAATTGACCGCAAGTCTTCCGCTGTCTCTGGCAGCAATTCCAGCCAAGATTGGCGCAGCAGTTTTGCCGTCCATCACCCGAGCAGCTCCAAGCATTGCGCCAACCTTGCAGCGTGCCGGCACATATATGGCCGGCGCACCAGCGGCTGGTCAAGTGATGGGCATGGGCCAGCGTACAGCCCAAGCAGCAGGCTCTGGCTACGGCTACGGCACTCTTAGTGGGCTTGGTGGGTCTTATGCTGACAACCCATTGGACATGTTTTTAGAGTCACAAAAAAGCGGTTTGATTGGCGGTGGTTTTGGTGCAGTCAGTCAGCCTGCTATGGGCATCTTGGGTGCTGGTGGTCGCAACATCGCAGCACGCATGCCAAGCGTGTTTCCCACATCCACTGGCACTCAAGCACAGCAGAAAGTGGCCGAGGCATTGATCCGTGATGTGCCTACACCACTAGACCCTGGCTCGGCACTAAACCGCGCACAGGCTCGGCTGGCCAAACTTGGCCCACAAGCACGCATTGCCGATGTGGGCGGGAAGTCAACATTCAACCTGCTAGATGTGCAGGCCACACTGCCAGGCACTACGCCCAACGCTGTGGCCCGTGCCATTCGGGAACGACAAGTCGGCGCCGGCCCTCGACTGATGGCTGCATCTGATGAAACGCTTGGCGCTCAAGGAGCGCAATTCACCCAAAGCATTGACAACTTTAAAGCCCAGCGGTTTTTAGAGTCTCGCCCGTACTACGCTGTAGTTGATAACTCCAATGTGCAGGTAGACAACAATCTAATCACGCTACTGAAGAAATCACAAAGTTTGCAGAAAAAGGCTGAAGGTCTGTACACAAAGCAAACTGGCCTAGACCTTGATTTGTCCCAGCTAAAGTACGGCCAACCCGTACCCATGAATGTGCTGGATACTCTAAAGCAATCTCTCTACGATGCCGCCCAAGGATTGAAGAGGGCTGGTGAAACTAACGATGCTTTGGCAACCGATAAGATTCGCACAGACTTGATTGAATTTTTGACAGAAAAATCACCCAAGATCGGCGGCAAGTCCGCTTATGGTTTGGCCATGAAGACCTATGCAGGCCCATCACAGATGATGGATGCAGCAGATGTTGGCCGCATGGTTATGAAAGGCGACATTTTGGATGTGCAACAAGCCACCAGAGGGTTTAGCCAATCCGAGATGGACGCATACCGAATTGGCGTGCTGCAAGCCCTGCGCCAGCAGACTGGCACAGAAGCTGGCCGCACATCATTGCTCAAGTTCTATAAAGAGCCAGCAACGCAAGAGCGATTGAAGGCAGCATTTGGCAATGACTACAAAGCATTTTCTGCTGCTGTTTTGCGAGAAGGCCAACTTAAAAAGTTTGAGGCGACTGGCCAAGGCTCACAGACTGCTGCGCGTTTGGCCGGCGAGGCCGACTTGGATATTGCACCATTGGCGCAGGCGGTCACTGCCGCCTCATCGGGCAACCCGATGGCGATTGTTACAGCGGCAACCAACTTGGCGCGGCAAGCCAAAACGCCTGAAGCTGTACGCAATGAGATTGGCCGTATCTTGCTGTCGCGTGATCCGCAGCAACTTCAGCAATTGTCTGAGATCATTCGCAGGCTCAACTTGTCTCGGGCAAGGGCTGCTGGCGTTTCGGGCTTTGGCGCTGGTCAAATCGGCGGCATGATCTCTGACAACCCCGCACCATAAGGAACATCATGGCCCTGCTTGATGACGAAGAGTTGTTGAAGTCAACGATAAGCGCAACCCCAAGAAATCAAATCTTGGGGCTGCTGTCTGATTTTATTGCGCAGGGGTACGACCCACGGCGCACTCAGCAGATGCAGGGCATCTCAAAATTTTTGATGGCTCCAGAAATCAGCCAGACGCTGGATCGTCTGTCTTATGACCCATCTGGCCGGTCATTGTTTACTGGTGCTGGTGGCCTTGGCGGTACAACCCGCATGAGGCCAGAGGCACTTGATGCGGCGCTGGCGGTGGCGCCAATGGCTGGAAGAGCAGCCCAGATGACCAAGGGCTTGCCAGTTGGCGCAAGTATTCGTAATGTTGGCTCAATGAAGTTTGACCCCCGTTTCGACCCACGGGTCAAGGAGCAGCCAGCACTTGCAGCGCTCAAAACTGATGTCACTGAAACGGGTACGAATATACCAAAAGTCTCGCTGGCTGATTTTGAGGGTCGCCCATTTATTACTTCAATGGCAGACCGCACTGGTGTTGGTCTACTCAACCAGATCAATGATGTGCCATTGAATCGGCCAGTTAACATGCAAGGTGGCCAAGGCTTTATGTTTGAAAATCCTGGCATGGTGTGGGCATCAGCCAAAGGGCCATCAAAGCAAATTCTCAATGAGGCTGAGATCATCAAGCAAGTCACCGGACAAAACCCGCTGTACCTGCCTTGGCGCATGGCCCCCACTGGTGGAGACTTTGCGTCAATGACCGGCGAGTCAATGCTGGCCTATGCTGATGCGGCCATGAACAAGTCCAGCAAAAAGCGGCTGGATAAGATGATCAAAAATTACATCCCAGATTGGGCTGGCGTGAGTTCGCAGGTAGCTCCTGAACAATTCAGAGCAGCGCCAGACAGAGTGCGCAAAGCATTGAAGAACGAGATGGATGTCAACTTCCGTGACGCTGGTGGCCTTGGAATTGGTCAGGCACGGCTTGCTGTATCTGACCCCGCGCAGTTGGCATCCCGCGATGCGGGGGTGATGAATGTCGGTGAAATTTTTGCTGGCCAGCCTCTGGTGGCAAAGTCAGGGCATTCAGCATATTCGACAGGTGTGCCAGGCCAAGGTCTGGGTCAACTTCAAGAAGACCTCGGCATCTTCCAATTGATGCCCAATGTGGCACAAGCCCGTGGCATCCCTGACCCGCTAAACCCACGGGCAACCGACATCAGAGCCTTGCAGATGAAGCCATATGCCGGCATGATTACTGAAGGTCTGCTGAGGTATCTAGGCTACTAAGCTCAAGAACTCAGGCTTAAAGTCTTTTGCCAGCAGAGGGCCAAGAAACGATTTGACATCGTCTTCACTGACTCTGAATTTTTGCGTGACAGCGCAAATTGTTTCGTACTTGCACAATTCAGAATACATGCGGCTGCCCATCTCGGCGTCCATATTCACAACGGGTATCAAAGTCATCTCATCCCCCCAAAAAATGCCGCTGTCAGCGGGTCGATCTTGATCTTTCGATTCCTCTGGCGGCGGCGTGCATTCAGAAAATCCTTATCGTCAGCGCTCATCTTGTGGCGCTTTTTGCGCATGCGCTCGGCGGCCGTAAACGACACCGGCCTTGGCGCATCCGGCTCACTGCCCATCGTCAGCAAGGCCGTGGTCATATTGCCGGACTTTTCATAGCCATGCACCCGCACCACCTTGGCCTTGCGCAGTGCGCGAACATTGTCGTATGCGGTGCTTATAGAGCAGGGCAGACGCACAGCGATCTCGGCCACACTCAACGGGCCAATGCTCAGCAGCCGGATGATGGCGGCTCTATAGACCGGCTTTAGTCCGCGCATCTTGCGTCCGGTTTTGCATCCGGCGGTTGTATTCGCGCTTGAGCATGATGCGCACCACCAGCGCCCGAGTGTGGGCGTCTGTCGGTATCGCATGGCCATAGACCTCCGGCGACAGCAAGTCATCCATGAACTCAATGGCGGCCTCAAGCGCTGGCTCAAGTACATCACTCATAGCTTGTCCGCATCTTTCCTGAAGACCTGCACATTGGCGATCAAGGACGGCAGCTTGAATGCGTCCATTGCACCTGGTCGGCCTGTGAAGGGTTTGAGTTCAAGGGGGTTGTACGCCCCGAGCGTTTTGTTCAGCGATGGTGGCGGCGTCTTGATCATGCCGACCACCACGCCACCAGTGCCGCAGCCAAGCCGCAGCCGATCACCAAGCACAGCAGATAGTCCAGTGCTGCATCAGCGCGGTTGCTTAATTTGTTCATGTTGTTCCCCTGAGTTAATAGTGTCACGAAGTTTACAGCAAATAAACTAATTCGCATAGTAGTCAATAAATTGATCTGTTGTTGCTAAAATACACCCATGCAATCAGTACAAGATATTCGGGATAAGGCCAGAGAGCATGGCATCAGGATGAATGCCGTATGCCGTGAGGCTGGCATCCAGCAGCCGCAGGTGAGCCGCTGGATGTCTGGGTCGGTCAAGCCTTTGTGGGATTCAGTCAACCAACTTGAGCAGGCTTTGCTCAAGCTGATTGAGCAGAAATCACCAGTCTGAAGACTCGGCGGCAGCGGCGGCTGGTGCAGCCGACTTGCCAATGCCGAAGTCATCAGCGGCGCTTGGCTTAGAGCCGCCCAGAGGCTGGCCCTTCTTGAGCAACAAGATGTTGTTCAGGCCAAACGAAACCCCATTGTTGCCGGCCTGCGAATAAGCGTAGGCATTGAGCGACACCCGTACATAGTCGCCACTGACAATATCGTCAGCGCCAATCAGGTCATTGCCGTGGGCGTCAATAGCACCAGGCTTGGCGGTGCTTTTGACATTGCAAAAGAAGTGGCCGGCGTACTCTTTGCCAAGTGGCGACCCGTCTGTCTTGGTTTCAGTGTCGCCATCACGCAAGGGGTTGCGGATGTTTTTCGGCACTTTGTCACCGAACTTGGCGACCAGCGCTTCTTTGGCTGCTGCCTTCAAAGCGGCCAGCGTTTCTTTGTCGGTCTTGGGAATGAGGATCTGAGTGCTGTACTCATCCTTGCCGTTCATTTCGTT